TGCGTTCGAAGGGTCGGTCTTCCGCTCATCGGCGGGCGTTGCGATCACCCCTGAACGCGCCCTGACACTGTCGGCCGTTTACCGCTGCGCGACGCTCATTGCTGGCGTGGTGGCCACGTTGCCGATCCCGCACTACCGCAAGAATGCGGACGGCTCGCGTGAGAAGATCAACGACTCCGACATCTGGAACCTGCTCAACTTCTCACCGGCTAGCGGCTGGTCGGCAGTGGCGTTCTGGGAATACATGCTCATGTCGATGTTGTTGCGCGGCGACGGGTTCGCGCGCATCCGCCGGGATAGCCTGAATCGATACAAGGCGCTGGAGCCGATCCACCCGTCATGCGTGAAAGTGGTGCGCGAGAACGGCACCATCAAGTACTACGTCGATCAGTTCGGCGAGAAGACCACGCTCGACGAGACCGAGATCCTGCATTTCCCGATGCCGGGATTCGATGGCTTGCGATCACCGTCTGTCATCTACTACGCCGCCAGCCAGACCATCGGCACCTCGCTGAAGACCGAAGAGCATGCCGGCAAGCTGTTCTCTACAGGAGCTGCGAACACCGTGGCGCTGGAGATTCCCGGCACGGTGAAGCCGGAGCTGCAGCAGTCCCTGCGCGAGAGCTGGGACGCTACGTACGGCAGCGGAAATTCTGACGGGCGCCGGTTGCCGCTGGTGCTCGCTGGCGGCACGAAGGCCAGCACCATCAGCCTGACAGCCGCCGATGCGCAGCTGCTTGAGTCGCGCAGGTTCCACGTGGAAGACATCGCGCGCGCCTTCGGCGTGCCGCCGTGGATGATCGGGGCGATGGACAAGCAGACCTCATGGGGGTCTGGCGTGGAGCAGGCCGGCATCGGGTTCGTGGTCTACACCCTGAACCCTCACCTGCATCGGATCCAGAACGAGCTCACCCGAAAGCTGGCGCCGCGTGGCCCGGGATACCTCGAGTTCGCCGTCGAGGGGCTGATGCAAGGAGACCTGAAGGCTCAGGCGGACTACATGCGCCAGGCTCTCGGCGGATCGCAGGGCCCGGGCTGGATGACGCTCAACGAGATCCGCCGCCTGAAGAACCTACCCCCAGTTCCCGAGGGGAACAAGATTTACATGCCTACGGCATCCGGAGCGAACAATGCGAATCCAGGCACTTCGAGCGGCCAATAAGGCGGCGGTCAAGCCGTTTGCGGTGCAATCCGCGAACGACGAGACCACCGTCTGGCTCTACGACTTCATCGGCTTCGATGCATGGACGGGCACCGGCGTCAGCGCGGAAGCGTTCGCCAAAGAGCTGGCAGGTATCACCACCCCGGTCATCCGGTTGCGCATCAACTCCCCGGGCGGCTCAGTGTTCGATGGCCGCGCGATGTACGCGGCGCTGAAGGCGCATCCGTCGAAGGTCATCGCCAGCATTGAAGGCGTCGCGGCCTCGGCGGCGACCTCGGTGGCGATGGCCGCCGATGAGGTCCAGATGGTGAAGGGATCGATGTTCATGATCCACAACGCCTGGACGATCGCCATGGGCAATGCGAACGACCTCATCGAAACGGCCGCGCTGCTCGAGAAGATCGACGGCAATCTTGTCGCGGATTACACCGCGAAGACCGGCAAGAGCGCCGATCAGGTAAGCGCATGGATGGCCGCCGAGACCTGGTTCACCGCTTCCGAGGCGGTCGATGCTGGCTTCGCTGACAAGGTGGTGGACGGCCCGCAGGTCGACGCCTCCTACGACCTGAGCGCGTACGGCGATCACGCCCCGAAGATGTCCGTGCACGTGGAGGTTACGGCCTCCGCGGACGTTGAGATGACCCTCGAGGATCTGGCTGACGACAAGCGCCAGCAGATCAAGCAGGAACTCGAACAAGAATTTGCCAGCGCATGGCAGGACGCGCAGCGCCGCCTGCAGCTGGTGGAACGAACCTCAGCGTAGCGGACTCCCGCAAGCTGACTCCTACGGCCCCCGATTGGGGGCTTTTTCATTTCTACGAGAGGAAATCATGAGCAAGATCTCTGAACTGCGGGAGCATCGCGCATCGCTGGCCAAGGACGCGCGCAACCTCCTGGACAACAACCCCGGGAAGCTGTGGACGAAGGATCACCAAGCGCGCTACGACGGCTTGATGACCGACGTCGAGAACGTCGACACCCAGATTTCGAACCACGAGCGCCAGGCCAGGATCGAAGCCGAGACGAAGTTCAACGACGTCGAGAAGCTCGAGCCGGGCGAGAAGTCGAGCATGTTCTCGCGCTGGATCCGCGGCGGCGACCAGGCCATCACCGCGCAGGAGTGGATGGAGATCCGCGCCACCATGTCGACCACGACCGGTTCCCAAGGCGGGTTCTCGGTGCAGTCGGATGTTGCGAACCAGCTCATCGACGCCAAGAAGTACTACGGCGGCGTGCGTGCAGTGGCGGACGTGATCCGCACCGAGAAGGGCAACCCCCTGAGCTATCCGGGATCGGATGGCACGTCGGAGGTCGGTGAGCTCATCGGCGAAAACACGACGGCCACGGCGCTCGATCCGTCTTTCACCACGGTGTCGCTGAATACCTTCAAGTATTCCTCGAAGATCATCGCGGTGCCGTTCGAGCTGCTGCAGGATTCGAGCATCGACGTCGAGGCCTTCGTGCGCAAGCGCATGGCCGAGCGCCTCGCCCGCATCAACAACCAGCACTTCACCACGGGCACCGGTTCCGGCCAGCCCAATGGCGTCGTGACTGCTGCGTCGTCCGGCAAGGTGGGCATCGTCGGTCAGACCACGTCGATCATCTTCGATGACCTCATCGACCTGATCGCCTCGGTCAATGCGGCATACCGCGCGTCCGGCGCGTGCGAGTTCATGACTTCGGACGCGAACCTCGCGAAGGTCCGCAAGCTGAAGGACACGCAGGGTCGTCCGATCTTCATCCCCGGCTGGGACGGTCTCGGCAAGCCGATGGCCGACACGATCCTCGGCTACAAGGTGAACATCAACGACGACGTGGCCGCGATGGCTGCCAACGCGAAGTCGATCCTGTTCGGCGACTTCAGCTACTACAAGGTCCGGGATGCGCTCGACGTCGCCATGTGGCGCTTCGAGGACTCGGCCTACGTGAAGCTGGGGCAGATCGCCTTCCTGGCGTGGCAGCGCACCGGCGGCAACCTGGTGGATACCACCGCCGTCAAGTACTACCAGAACAGCGCGACCTGACGAAGACGGGGGAGGGGCGACCCTCCCCCGTTCTCTGGAGCAGTAGATGTCCGGCATTTCAGTCGTCACTCCCGCCACCGGGGACCCGGTTTCGCTGGCAGAGGCAAAGGCCCACCTGCGCGTCACGGACGGATCGGATGACGCCCTGATCGTCGGATACCTGATGGCCGCTCGGCAGCATGTCGAGGACTTCACCGGCCGCACTCTCTCGCTCCAGACCTATGACTACAAGATCGACGACGAACTGTGCGACGAGATCGTTCTCCCGCGCCCCCCGCTGGTCTCGGTGACCTCGGTCTCCTATGTCGACATCAATGGCGCAACGCAGACATTGAGCGCGGCGCTCTACCAGGTGGACACGGGCATCCTCTTCGGGCGCATCGTGCCCGCATACCAGGCGACCTATCCGAGCGTTCGGAGTCAACCGAATGCTGTGGCAGTTCGCTTCCAGGCTGGCTACTCGCAGATCCCTGAGCCCATCCGGCAGGCGATCCTGTTGCTGGTCTCGCACTTCTACGACAACCGCCAGCCGGTGCTAATCGGGGCCATATCGTCGGAGCTGCCATTCTCCGTGGTGGCACTGCTCTCGCCGTACAAGGTCTGGCTCTAATGCAGGCCGGCCGCCTCGATCGGCTGGTGGAGCTGCGCCACGTCCTGCTCACGCCTGACGCTTCCACCGGTCAGCAGGTGGAAAGCTGGCCCACCGCCTACGCGACTGTGTGGGCCAGCAAGCGAGACATCCGCGGGCGGGAGTTCTACGCCGCCCAGCAGAACAACTCCGACGTGACCACCGTCTGGCAGCTCCGTTACCGCTCTGACGTGGTCACCACGGACGTCATCGTGTACGACGGCTTGCAGTACAACATCACCGCCATCGCCGAGCTCGGCCGCCGGGATGGGCTCGAGATTCAGGCCACAGCGGTGCGGCCGTGATCGAGGTTCAGGTACAGGGGCTGGACGAGCTGCGCCGCGTGCTGCAGAACCGCCTCCCCAATGACATCCAGACGAACGCGCTGCAGTCCACGCTGGCCAAGGCCGCGCTGCCCATTGTGCGCGAGGCCCGCGCCAAGGTCCCAGTGAGATCCGGGATCCTGCGCAAGGGCATCTACAGCTACAAGTCGCGCCTGAGCACGAAGGAAAGGGCGGTCCGCTTCATTTCCGTTCGCTCGGGCCGCAGGTTCGGAGGCAAGGACGCCTACTACTGGCGCTGGGTCGAGTTCGGCCGCGGCGAGGTGACCGTGGGCAAAAAGCGCGGCGCACCTCGAGGCGGAGAGCGGGCGGCCTCGCTCGGCAATCCGACGGTTGGCTGGTTCGGGAAGTCCGTAAAGGCGGTCCCGGCGCGGCCCTTCCTGCGCCCGGCATTCGAGGCCAAGAAGTTCGAGGCCCTTGAAACGTTTCGCAGGACCATGATCCGAGAAGTCGAAAAGTCAGCTGCCCGAGTCAGCTCGCGCAGTCTGAGCCGGTTCCGCCGTGGGGTGCTGGGCGCATGAGCGTCGAGGCCTGCCGCGCCATCCTGTTGGCTGATAGCGCAGTCACGGCAATTGTGGGGACCGGCACGTCCGCGCGCGTCTCCCCGCTGACGAAGACGCAGGGCATCACGATGCCCGCCGTCACCCTTCAGCGCGTAACGGTGACTCCGCAGAACCACCTGCGCGGTCATGGCGGCCTCGACCAGGTCAACGTGCAGGTCGACTCCTGGGCTGAGACGTACGCCGGTGCGCGAGCCCTGGCGACGGCCTGCCGCAATGCCATTCAGGCAGCCGGCGTCCTGATGACATCGGAGTTCGACAACTTCGACCCGGAGACGGATCCGGGCCTGTACCGGATCACGCAAGAGTTCCAGTTCTGGGTTTAGCCCGGAGCCAATTTCCACCCTGACCCCGCCTCGAGCGGGGTTTTTCGTTTCTGGAGGCCGACATGGCGATCAAGAGTCAGAATTCACTGCTGCAGGTATCCACGGCCACGGCCGCGGTCAAGACCATCACCGGCATCACGGCGGCGAATCCCCCCGTGGTTACCTCGGCAGCCCACGGCCTCGCAAATGGAGCGGTCGTGGTGATCACTGGCGTCGTGGGCATGACGCAGGTGAACAACCGCGCCTTCGTGGTCGCGAACCAGGCGGCCAACACCTTCGAGCTGAAGGGCGTGGATGGCACCGGATTCACGACTTACGGCTCAGGCGGCTCGGCCACCCCGCAGACGATGACTGCGGTGGGTGAAGTCACCAGTGCTGGCGGCTTCGACGGCGAGGCCTCGGAGATCGAGACCACGAACCTGCAGAGCACGGCGAAGGAGTTTGTTCTGGGCCTGAAGGACCAGGGCAGCTTCCGCGTGCAGGTCAACGTCGTGACAGACACCGGCCAGGCCAAGCTCCGCTCCCTGCGCAACTCAGCGTCGATCGGGTACTTCCTGCTGACGTACTCGGACGCCACGGTCACGGCGTTCCAGGCCTTCGTGAAGTCCTTCTCGCTGGATGACCTGACGCCCGACAGCACCCGCAAGGGCACGGTCAACCTGCGCTGCACGTACGACGCCTCGGGTGATGTTTCGTGAGTCTGACCCGCGAACAAATCCTTGCCCGTAATGACCGCCCGATCAAGACGGTCAGCGTCGGAGGGGACACGCTGTGCGTGCGCTCGCTGTCGTCTCGCGAACTGATCGCGCACCAGGACGCGATCAAGGCCGCCGATGGAGACCGAGAGAAGGCGCTCGCGCTGCAGCTCGCGGCGCTCATCTGCGACGAGGCGGGGAACCGAATCCTGTCGATGGAAGACGCGCTGGTGGTGCTCGACCAGTCGCCAGCGCTCGTGGCCGCAATCGTCAAGGCGGGCGACGAGCTGAACGGCAGCGAGGACGTCAAGGGAAACTGATTGCCCAGCCCGTGAAGTTGGCCGCGTACCGAGTCGCGCGCGAGCTGGGCAAGTTTGTAGACGAAGTCCTCGATCACTGCACAGCGAAAGATCTGTGGGAATGGATCGTATTCCTGAACCTGAAACAGCAGGACTTCGCAAAGCCAGCAACTCCCGAAGACGAGTTGAAGTCGTTCTTTCGCCATCGCCCGAAGGGCGATGGCATCCAATGAGGTACTGAATGGCCGGATCACTCGGCTCCCTTGTTATCGAACTGGCCGCGAACACCGCGCGCCTGCAGTCCGATATGGGCAAGGCGGTCAACATCGTCGAGGCCGGCGCGCGCAAGATTCAGGGCGCCTTTCAGCTGGTTGCCGGTGGGGCTGTCACCGCGGCACTCGGTGAGATGGTGTCGCGCGCAATCGAGGCCGGCGACAACCTGAACAAGGCTGCCATCAAAGCCGGAGTGTCCGGGAAGGCCATCTCGGAGCTCGCCTATGCGGCAAAGCAGTCCGATATCGACCTGACGTCGCTGTCGACTGCACTCAAGAAGATGCAGGTTGCGCTATCTCAGGCCGGCTCAGGCGCAAAGGAGCCCGTGCAGGCGCTGGGGGCGCTTGGCCTGAAGATCGCCGACCTGAAGGCCCTGTCTCCCGACAAGCAGTTCGAGACCCTGGCCGATCGCATTAGCCGTCTCACTGATCCCGCTGACCGAGCGCGTGCCGCAACCGAGCTTTTCGGGAAGGCGGGCGCGGATCTTCTACCGCTGTTCGAGCAGGGCGCCCTTGGCATCCAGCATGCCCGGGAAGAGGCCGATCGGCTGGGCCTGTCGTTCGGTGACGAGCAGCTGAAGAAGCTGTCCGACGCCGACGACGCGGTGAAGCGCCTCACGGCCTCGTGGGACGGGTTCAAGCAGAAAATAGTCGAGGTAGCAGCCGGCCCACTGGCGAACGTCCTGGACAGCCTGGCCGGTGATTACGGACGCTTTGTCATCCAGCGCACGACGCAAGACCTCGAGGCGTACGTGAACCGTCTGCAGGCGAGCCAGCTCACCGGCGGCAATACCGAGGGTGAGCAGCGAAGCCTAGCGCTTGCGGTCAAGGAGCTGGAGCGCCGCAAGAAGGCGCTCAACACGACCGCTGCGTCAGTCTTCGCTCCTGGCGCGAGCGCCGTTGGCAACACCTCCCCGGGGTATGGGCCGGACGTCCCAGATACCAAGCAGAAGGTCGACGAGATCACCGAGGTGGTGGTCACCGCATCCCGCGTTCGAAAAGACATCTGGGCCGACTACTACAAGTCGCTCGATGACATGACGAAGACGGACGTCGAGAAGCAGATCTCCCATCTGAACGAGATCGAAGCAGCCGTCCAGGAGCTTGTGACCGGCGGGAAGATCACGCCGGAAGAGGCCGCGAAGCGCATGGCTGGCGCCATTGACGCCGCGCTCCCGGAGATCGAGGTGACTGCGAAGCGGCTCGGTGATTCGCTGACTAGCCAGTTCGACCGCATGACTGAGTTCGCGCGCCAGGCCGCCCGCGACATGCAGGCGGCGCTGGCGGATTTCCTGTTCGACCCATTCGACAAAGGCCTGAAGGGCATGTTGTCAGGGTTCATCGTCATCATTCGCAAAATCCTCGCGGAGGCTGCTTCATCGAAGATCTTCGAGGCGCTCGGCGGTATCGGCAAAAAGGGAAGCAATCCACTTCTCAAGGGCATTGGAGATTTCTTCGGCGGGTTCCTGGCCGAGGGCGGGCCCCTCCAGCCTGGCAAATGGCATATCGCTGGAGAGTTCGGGCCTGAGCCGGTATGGGGCGGCGGCGCTGGCGCCTTCGCGATGGGGTACGGGGGCGGCGGTGGCGGCGTGACAAATCACTTCAGCATTGACGCGCGCGGCGCAGATGCCGGAGTCGACCAGCGCATCCGTGCGGCGATCGCGCAGGCCGCGCCAATGATCGTAGACGCCTCGCGCCGGCAAATCAAAGATGACCTATCCCGAAGGGCTATCCGATGACCGACGTTCTGTGGCCGCCTGACATCGTCCCGGTGTCGCAGGAATGGCGGATCATGGGGAACGTTGGCACGTTCCAGTCGCCGCTCAACGGCGCCACCCGGACGGTCGGTCGACCCGGCGCCAGGTGGGCCTGCAGGCTGACGGTGCCGCCTGTGAATGGCGTCACCCGCGCGCGGATGATGGCAGTGCTCGGCGCGTTGCGGGACCGCTCGGCGCGTATCTGGATGCCGGATTTCAGCGTGACGAAGCGCGGGTCGTTCGCAACGACAGAATTCCTGTCGAATAGCGACTTTGCGAACGGCACTACAGGATGGGGCGCCACAGCATGTTCGCTGTCGGTGACCG